CTTCTGAATCGTTAACTAAAATCCCTGAAAATATTAAATTTAAAAGTTTAAAAAATGGGGAAATGTTTAAATATTGCGAAGAAATAAAATAATGAAATTTAAAAAATTATGAAATATTACGTAGCACACAATAATACAGATATTTTCCATTACGGAAAATTAGAAGAAGGTTAGCAAGTAGATAGCGGACAACCTTATTTTGAGGAGTTTGAAACAGAAGAAGAATTGAAAGAATTTTTAACCGAAAAAGGAGTTGAATATGAATATTTATAAATTAAAATTTGAAACAAAACAACAAGCAATTGATACCCTTATAGATAAAGGTGTAATTGATGAAGAATTAAATAATACAAATAAGACCCATTCAGTAGTATGGCTTCCAAAACAAATTGAAACAGAGGGGAAATATGATGAAGAAACAGGGGATGTTATTACAGAACCAATATTTTATGATGATGTATTAGTTGATATTATGACAGAAGATACAATTGACTTTGGAGAGTTTGAAATTCAACCTAATAATCATTTACATAATTGGATGTAAAATATTTTATGGTTTTTATGAAAAAGTATATATTTATATTAAAAAGAAATATGGGGTTTTTAGAAAAAATTAAAAAAGAGAGATGGGATTTACACATGATGTGGGGGGCAATTTTAATATTGCCAATAATATTAGTATTAGGTCTATTAAATACTTTAGAATATTTAAGATGGTTTGACATATCAATGATAAGTTTTGTTTTTGGTTGTATTATAGGATTAATATTTGAAATTTACCAAGAAGAAAAAAGTGGAACTGAACCTAAAACGTTTTTACATAAATTTTTAGTAAAAATTAAAGCTATACCTTTAAATGGCAAAACTAAAGTAGATAAATACGACGTATTATTTACAGGTGTTGGTTCGGCAATATGCGGATTAATAATAGGTTTAATATTTTTTATATAATGAATTATATAATTAAAGATTATAAAAAACCTATTTTATTAAGGATTAATAAAGATGGTAGAACTAAAGCACATAAAATTTTAGAAAAGTTATTAATTAATTCTAAAATAAGATTTTCTATGTATGATTATGTGGATTTTAACCCTTTAATAGATATGGAAAATGCTTATATAACAACAACAAAAAACTCTTTATCTAATATAGATGAAGAGTTTTTATTATATTTTAAATTTGATAAAAACATAATGGAATATAAAGGACATTATATTGCTGAATTTTATATAGAAACCGAGGAAGGTGATAGTTTAATACTACCTATTGGTGACACATTAAACGTTTATATTAATTAAATTTATCCCCATCAGAGGCTACCACGTACCAACATTTATCCATAAACACTAATTTTATAGAACAACCTTTTTTTAATTCTATATCCTCATAATCATTATCTATTAACAAACCATTCTGAGTGTTTATTTTACTATCACACATAGATTTAATAGTTATTTCTTCATTTAATTTTTCATTTAAAATTATTTTTGTTTTATTTTTACCTGTGATTAGTATATATTTTTCTCCTGTTGTATAGTAAATATTTTCATAATCGTCTAAAATGGTATATTTAGAGGTTATAATTTTATTACCTTTTATTATTTTAACCAAATCATTTTTCTTTACTTTACCCATTTGATTATATTTTATATATTTGATTTCTAAATGCTCTTTGTTTTAAGGCTCTATTTAATTGTTCGGCTTGGTTAGCTTTTCTCTCCATCATTTTATCTGGTCTAAGTTCGTCTAATTTAAGTTTTAATTCTTCCTTTAAGGTACTTTTTTCGTCACTACTTTCAGTTAAAAGTGAACTATAATCCATTGTCATATCGCCAGTAGGAGTTTTAATAACACCACTAAATTTACCTCTAATTCTACCTAAAGTTTCTTTAGAATATGCAATAGCATATCTTCTTACCCAATTTTTTGCAGGTTCATTTAAATCATCCCACTTCATTTCATCTATAGGTACGTCAGAAGGTAGTCGTATAACGTCTTTATTTTTTTCTAAACAATCTTCTCTATCTTTAGCATCATAATACCAATACCACACTTTATTTCTTCTACTTCTTAAATTACCGAAGTCAAATTTACCTCCAGGAACATTCATAAGGTGAACCAATTTCTTACCATCTGGAAGTCCAGTAATTCTATAGGTTAATTCACTACCTATTATTCTTCTTTTTAAATTTATATCTTGCATTCTCATTAATAAATCGTTGGCAGGTGTTACAAAGTAATTACCTTGTGTTCCCATTTGAGAGAAGCCTGCACCACCTCCTAGACCTATTCCTCCGAATCCACCAAAACCACCCATAAAAGGGTCAAAAAAGGCAGCATCTAATTCAGACCTATCCAACCATAGAAGTTCGTTTATCTCTCTACCTGCTGGTATCTCATAAGTTTGTTGTCCTGAAACAAGGTCTATCTTATCTTTTTTTAATACATAATCGCCTTTTGTTTGTAAACCAACTATTTTAGAATACGCATAAGTATATTGTGTTTCCCAATCTAAACTTCTAGTCATAAATGCTTTAGTTAAGCTTTGTTCATCAATATTAAGACCGTATAAAGAAGTCCATTGAGTATCTATCAACCAATCGTTAACTTGTTCGGAATAATCGTCTATAGCCATTTCAACTAAAGTTTCTATTGTTTCATCATCAAGTTCAACGCTTCTGGCTGACATACCTAATAATGTCCTAATTTTTTTAGATAGTTTATTTCTTTCTTTTTCGCTTATTCTGCCCATTATAATTTTTCGGTTTCAAATTTATTATTTATTTCCTTATGAAAATATTTACCTTGCGATTCGCTTATTTTAAACCTAGTAAATATTTTATGAGGTACGTCTTTATATAAATATCCGTAACCTTTAGTAAAATAAATTTTTAAATCTTTAGTTTTAATATTATATACTGCATTATCTATATTTGAAGACTCTACATATATTTTAATTTCATCACCGTTTATTTCTCTTTTTTTAAAACTCATAACTATTTATTTTTATGGACCACCCACCTAAATTATAATAAGTGGGTTTTACGCTCCTTCATATAAATATGTTAATAATTTAGTTTAGACTATTCTTGATAATATCATCACCCATTACAGTTTCAAAATTAACTTGTTTTTTATGTACCTTATCATATATAATTTTTTCTATTGTATTTTCAAAAATAGGATAATAAATGATAACCTTTTTTTCTTGGCCATATCTATATGCCCTATCTTCGGCTTGAGTATGGTCTGAGGGTACAAAAGATAAATCATTCATTATAACTACCTCGCCTTTTGTAAGTGTTATACCTACACCAGCAGCTTTCAAATTACCAACAAAAACTTTAATTTTATCATTATTTTGAAATTCGTCTACAGAGTGTTGTCTGCTAATTTTATTCATTTCACCATTTAACTTTACAGCTTTTTTGCCGAAATGTGTATATATCATTTCTAAAGTATTTGTGAAATTAGTGAATATAATAACTTTTTTACCGTTATCTATAGCATTTTGAGCCATTTCTATAGTATAATCTACTTTTTCTTCAGCCAAACACTTTCTAACATTCATGAGCTTATTAATATGTACTGATAAAGATTTTTCTTTATTTTTATTATTCCATTCGACGTATTCGCCCATTAATTTTAAATAATCTCTAGAATTTAATTCAAAAAATCTATCTGAAACTATTTTATCTGGTAAATCAATAACCTCTTCTTTCAATCTTCTTAATACGTCACCTTTTGTTCTTTGATGTAATTCATTAAGATTTGTAGACCCAGTCGTACTCCATATTTTTTTACTTTTTTTACCTTTACCAACATAAAATTGATAACCTCCACAATATCTTATAACATAAGATACCCAATTTTGAGCAACTACAGAATCAACTAAATTAAGTAAATTATAATAATTAATGGGTCGGCTAGTCATAGGTGTACCAGTTAATAACCAAACCTTACCTATATTCTCTATAATATCATTAGAAAGTTTAGTTCTTTGAGCTTTAATGTTTTGTAGATTATGTGCTTCATCAACAATAACTAAATCAAAATTATAATCTAATATTTTAGATTGAACATTTTCTTTACTTTTTTTGTCTTTAATTTTATGATAATTTTTTAATATTTCATAGTTTATTATTATATAATCACCATCTTCCCATTTCTTACCTTCAATAATACCTACTTTTCTGTCAGTATAATTTTCAATCTCTCTTTTCCAATTTATTTTAAGTGATGCTGGACAAATAACTAATATTTTTTTAGCTTTAGATTCTAAACTAGCTATAACTGTACTAGTAGTATTATGGGTTAATATTCCATTAGGCAACATAAATAAACTATCTTTGGCATCTACCTTTATACAAATAGTTTCTTTTTTATGTCTCAAAGTTCTACAGCTAACTAATCTCCTTTTTAAATATTTTCTATCTGGTAATTTATTATATTTATCTAAATTTACTTTAGATTTAAATGGTTTTATTTCTTTAGGAAAACTAAAATATACAAACCTTTCAAATTTAGGTTTGTTATATAAATTTCTATATAAATTAATATCTCCTTTAGGTATTTCTACCGTATACGCTGCACCACCTAAACTAATGATTAATCTACACAATTGTTCAGATAGAATTTTACTTTTTATTTTTACCCTTAAACCAGTTATATCATTTCTGTCTATAAATATAAAAGGTTTACAGTCTAATATCCCTTGTAGTAATTCTAACCTATCATTTAAACTTCCTCTAAAATATTCTTCGTGTATAATTTTTCTTTCAGGGAATCTAATACTATCGTTTAACCCTAAATCAATAAATAAATTTTCTTCTACTTTTATTTTAAAGTTCGTATTATTTGAATTTTCATAACCTTTAGTTATTTCATATTTATCCATGTAAGGTAATATTGTTTCAGATTTATTATTATTTAATCTAAACAATGCTGTACTAGCGTTGAAATTACCATTAGATATAATCAATCCCATAATATAAGGGTCAATAGGCACTTTAGGAGGATTTATATAATCCATACCTTTACCATTATCTATCCAAACCTCACAACCTTTATCATTAAAAATATGTTTATCATTAGCAATATCTCTAGAAGACATTACAAATTCGTTACCTTCAGAAGTATATATTTTCCATAAATGAGAATTATCGCAATATACCGTATTACCGTCTGAGAATTTTAACTCATATATAGATTTAAAACCTTGCCTATAAATACCTTTAACTTTTACGGGTTTACCTTGTGAACCCATAACATAACTACCAATCTTTAAATCTTCAATTTTTTTATTACCAGAAGGTGTATATATTTCAGTGCCTATAGGTAAACCTTTACCTAATCCCATATCATCAGCTAAAATATATTTATCATTAGCTAATAATTTTTCTATGGCTTCTTTTTGATGATTTAAGGGAGGTCTATGAGAATAATTAGAATAATCAACCTCAACTTTTCTTTCTTTTTTCTCCTTTATAATTGCTTGTTTTGGCATCCAAAAGGCAAAATTATTCTGTTTTTCATTTATTTTACCCCATAAATGGTATGCTTTATCAGTATCGGTAAGAAGTTTTTCAATATATATTTTTTCAGGTATTTTAACTAAACCTTTTTGTTCCATTAATTTTTCAGCAAAGTAAGAATCTAACTTAACCCACTTTCTGGCAACTTTAGGTTTTACCTTTTCATTATTAACAACGTAATTAGCCTGACTATTAGTGATTACAAAATTTGAACTATTTTTATATTTTTTCTGTAAATATAAAATATAGTTATTATAACCACTATATTCTTTTAGTATATTTAAAGCTTTTTTTTCTATTCTCATCCATTGTTTATTATTCTTTATTGATTTCTTAAATATTTATAAGAAAAAGTTAATACAAATATAAAAAAAATAAAGATGAAAAACAAATCAATTAATAGATTAAATAAATTTTTCGATGATAAGGATTATCAATTAGAGGTCGAACTTGGTAGAGAATTTTTAGAAGGTGATAGTAATGTGTTTATTATATTGCATAAGGTAGATAAACAAAAAACTAAGGTAGATGATTTGTATGGTGAAACTGAAGAGGATGGTATAGTTATAGAAAAATCCATAAAAATACCTGGTTTTGTAAATATACTAAATTCTGATAATCAAGATTTAGTTAATTCATCTATGACTCAAAAAGAGCCAGGTAATATGGAATTTTCAGTATATATTAAAACTTTAGAGGAATTAAAAATAAATTTTGATTATGGTGATTATATAGAATATATTGAAAATGATGGAGTTAGTAGGTATTATAGTGTTGTAGATGACGGTAGAGTTATAACAGATTCTGAATTATCTTATCACGGTTATAAACCTTTTTTTAGAAAAATAATAGCGTCACCTACAAGCAATAATGAATTTAAAGGAATATAAATGGATAAAAAGGTAAAGAAAATAATCAATTTAAAGCTTTCTAAAGAACTTTTAGATAGAAGAAAGGAGTTAGTATCAAAAATAAAAGAAAATGGAACTAAACTACCTAAAGGTATAGGTATAAGTGATATGGATAAAGGTTTTAGGGATTATATATTAAATGATATTGAAATTATAGAAAATAGGGAAAAAATACCTGTGGTTAAAACTTTCATATCTACTCAAAATTGGAATCAATTTGCAGAAACTTTCGATTTTCAAGATTTAGATAATAATATTAAACCACCTTTCATTATTGTTAGAAAAGAGTTACCTGTAGATTATGGTAATAATTCTGGTTTACAATATAGAATACCTAATAATATAAAAATACCTTTTTTAAAAGTACCTGTATGGAATGGTAATAGAAAAGGGGTTGATATATATAAAATACCTCAACCAGTACCTTTAGACATTACATATCAAATAAAATTAGTTACTGAAAAAATGAGAACTGTAAATAAGTTATCAGAGTTGATAATGAAAAATTTTTCCTCTAGACAGGAATATATAAACATTAAAGGGCATTTTATCCCATTTATGTTTGAGGGTTCTACTGATGAATCTAAAATGGATGTTGATAGTAGAAAATATTTTGTACATACTTACAATTTCAGACTAGAAGGTTTTATATTGGATGAAGATGACTTTGAAATAACACCTGCATTAGATAGGTATATAGCCGATTTCTTTGTTGACTTAGCGAATAGTAATAGTGATACTGATGATGATAAAAAAGATAATGAACCATTAAATAATGTTAATATAGTTAAAATACCTTATCAAATAAATGTAAATGAATTATCTCAAAAAATATTAGTTGATAGTGAGTATGAAGTATTGGATTTTAATTGCATAGATAACAATATTTCAGACTACTCAATTGAGGTTAATGATATTATTATTAATGAAAATCCTTTTACTTTAAAAAAAGGTGATATCCTTAAAATATCAATAACTAAGTGTGATGAGAATGAAATTTCTAATTTAGAATTACAAATAAAAACATAAAAAATTGATTTTTGATACAAAAATCTATATTTATAATAAAATAAATTAAAATAAAAAATAAAAACTTATGAGTAACGATAATAAAGTATTTGTTTCCCCTGGAGTTTACACTTCTGAGAGAGATTTATCGTTTGTGACGCAAAGTATAGGTGTGACTACTTTAGGTATTGTAGGAGAAACGACTAGAGGTCCCGCTTTTGAACCTATTTTAGTTAGAAACTTTGACGAATTTAGAACTTTTTTTGGAGGTACTAGCCCTGAAAAATATGTTGGAACACAGATACCTAAATATGAGGCTTCATATATAGCTAAAGAATATTTAACACAATCAAATCAATTATTTATCACTAGAGTATTAGGATTATCTGGTTATGATGCTGGACCATCTTGGTCAATAAAAGTAACTGGTAATGTAGACCCTGATACAATAGAGAGTCAAGGTTTTGGTAGTACATCAACATTTAGTGCCGAAGGGTCTTTTGACGGAGGTTTCAATTTTACAAATTTACCTCAAAGTATAAAAGATAGTTTAGATGATGATTTTACAACTTTTGACGGTTCTACGACTACTTTAAGAAATGAAATGAATCTAATATTACAAGATATTATAACACAAAATAACTTACAGTCTACGGCTGTATTTGGAGCTATGAGTGGTCAAGCTTTAGATGATTTGGGTATTGTTAGATTAGGTAACCAAGAAATTGACCCTGATTTATTAGTTAACGTGTTTGGTGTTGAAGATGTTGAATTTGAAAATATAGATTTAACCCAATCAGTTAATGATGTTTGGTTTTATTCTCAATTTGAATTAAATAATGATGATTATGTGGGTAAATCATTTGCAGTTAAAGTAGATTCGTTTAATGATACCGACCCTGAAAATATTACAGTTGAATTATCATTAATAGTTGAAGATTTTGAAGCATCACCTTTTGAGGATTATCATAATTTAGTTGTTGCAACATTAAGAAGTAGAGGTATTGCATTTTATAATGGCGATAATGGAGTTACTTATGAAGTTGAAGCAGGAAATAACAATGTTGAGATTGATTGTGATAATCAATACGGCAATGTAATTAGTAATCCTTTTTCTGAATTTGCAATTAAAGTTACTAATATAGATAATGATGAGTTCGTATTCAAAACATCTTTTGATTCATCTAATTCAAATTATATAAACAAAGTATTTGGTAGAGATAATTTTGGTAGGCAAAGGAAAGAAGTTCCTCTTATGGTTGAGGAAGTTTATGCTAACATGTTAACGAAAGCTTTTAGAAAAGGAAAAATAAGAGGTGTTAATTGCGATATTTTAGAATTAGATAGTGCTGTAAGTACAAGTTCAGATTCTATAGGTTGGTATTTAGATAGATATCAAGGTGCAGAAACCCCTTATTTAGTTTCTGAAGTTAGAGGTGATGAAACTGTAGATTTATTTAAGTTTTTAACTATTGCTGACGGTAATACTTCAAATACTCAAGTTAAAGTAAGTATTACTAATATATCTTTTTCAGATTTTAGTTTTGATGTTATAGTTAGAGATTTCTTTGATACAGATAACAATCCAACAATATTAGAAAGATTTACAAGATGTAATATGAACCCTAATGATAATGGTTACATAGGTAAAAAAATAGGTACTGATGATGGTTTATTTGAAAATAGGTCTAGATACATTACTGTAAGTATTTCTGAAGACGCACCTTCCGATGCGCTACCATGTGGTTTTAGAGGTTATGATATGAGGAATTATGCTACAGCTAAAGCACCATTTTTAAATTATAAAGATAGATATTTTAAACCTGGAGATGTTGTTTTTGACCCTCCATTTGGAAATGTATTAGGTGGTAGTAATGTGGTTATAAGTGCAGGAGATAGAATTAGAAGAACTTATTTAGGTGTTTCTGATACTGTAGGTATCGATTCCGATTTCTTACAATACAAAGGTAAGCAAAATGTAACTAACATAGGATTTGATACTGAAGGAGCTACGTGGTCAATACCTACAAAAGGTTTTCATATGGATATTAATGCTGATGAAGATAAGTTTGTTGTAGGTGAAGATGTTTTTGATTCTGAACCAACAAACCCTGATAATGTATATTCTTCTTTATCTGCAAGAAAATTCACAATTGCCTTTAAAGGTGGTTTTGATGGATGGGACATATACAGAGAGACTAGAACTAATACAGATAGATTTATGTTAGGAGGTCAAGGTTTCCTTGATGGTGCAGCACAATCAATAAATTATCCTAATGCTAATGGTTGGGGAGCGTTTAAAACAATAGTTTCACCTGAAAAAGATACTTGGGCAAATACAGATTATTATGCTTTCTTAAAGGGTCAAAGAACTTTTGCCAATCCTGAAGATATTGATATAAATGTTTTTGTAACACCAGGTATTGATTATCAAAATAATTCTAATTTGGTTAGTAGTGCTGTTGATATGGTAGAAAGAGATAGAGCTGACTCTATTTATATTACAACCTCACCAGATTATAATTTATTTACAGAATCTTTAAAAGATTTTACAAGTAACTTTATATTCCCAGAGGAAGCTGTCGATATATTAGATGAAAGTGGTATCGATTCTAACTATACTGCAACTTATTACCCTTGGGTATTGAAAAGAGATAGTGTTAATAATACACAAATATTTTTACCTCCAACTGCTGATGTTGTTAAAAATATTGCATTAACTGATAATGTTTCTGAACCTTGGTTTGCAACAGCAGGTTATAGTAGAGGTTTAGTTAATTCAATAAGAGCTAGAAAAAAACTCACATTACCTGATAGAGATATATTATATAAAGATAGGATTAACCCTATTGCAACATTCTCTGATGTAGGAACAGTTATTTGGGGTAATAAAACATTACAAAGAAGAGAATCTGCATTAGATAGATTAAATGTAAGAAGATTATTACTTAGAGCTAGAAAATTAATTTCTGCTGTTGGAGTTAGATTATTATTTGACCCTAACGATAGACAAGTAAGACAAGAATTTGAAGATTTAGTAAATCCAATATTAGATAATATTAGAAGAGAAAGAGGTTTAACTGATTTTAGAGTTGTTACAGAACAAACACCTGAAGATATGGATAATAACCAATTAATAGGTAAAATTTATATTAAACCTACTAGAGCTTTAGAATTTATTGATATTGAATTCTTAATAACACCAACAGGTGCTAGTTTTGAAGATATATAAAAACATATTTTAAGATGTTTTTTAATAGGGGAATTAATTTTCCCCTATTTTTTTAATTTTATATTAATTAATATATATTTATAATAAAAATGATTTATGGAAATAAATAAAAAAATAATAGAAGAAGGTTTGAATATTAAATCTAAAGGTAAAAAATATTATTCAAACAATAAACAAAATATTATTATTACAGAATCTCAACTTGATAATATAATTGAAAGTATTTATGATTATGAAAATGATTATAAAAAATTATTTGATGATATAGATTTAATTCAAGTAATTGATAGAATCATTACCGATTCTATTGAAGATAATAAATTAATTCCTTTCAATAGTGAAGATTTTGAAATTGTTATTGAAAAAGATGGTGAAGATTATGATATAATAATATTAAATATATCTCATGATACTGAAACTGTTTCAATTGAAAATTTAGAATTGGTAGATTCTTCTTATGAAGATATTGAATTATCTGATAAAGAAAAAGAATATTTTATAAATAATTTTTCAGATGAATTAGAAAAGTATTTAGAAAATACTAGAATTGATTTAGATAATTATGATGATAATAATATTGATGAACCTAATACAATACAAATATGATAATAAAGAAGAAAACTATAAACGAAGTATTAAATATTAAAGATAATAATTTAGTTAAGAAATCTATTAGTATTAAAATTAATGAAAACCAACTAAAGAATTTAATTAAAATATATAAATAATTTTTTTTAATATTTATTTTTTAATATTTATTTTTTAATATTTATTTTTTAATATTTATTTTTTAATATTTATTTTTTAATATTTATTTTTTAATATTTATTTTTTTTGATGATGCGAAGTTATACATAATTTTTTTAATAATCAAGTTTTTAGTTAAAAAAAGTATAAAAAATATTTTTTCATATATTTATTATATGATAATATGTTAATACAAATATAATAAAAATATACATACAATACAAATATTATGAGTGATTTACTAAACAGAATGCCTTTACCTAATGAAGTAAAAAAGAATAATAGGTGGATATTAAATTTTCCATCTAGTTTAGGTATTAATTCTTGGACTTTAGCTAGTGCACAAAGACCAACTATAAACACAAATCCTGTAGAAATACCATTTTTAAATACTTCAACTTATGTTGCAGGTAGATTTACTTGGAATCCAATTACTGCTGTATTTAGAGACCCTATAGGACCATCATCTTCTCAAGCATTAATGGAATGGATTAGATTGTGTTCTGAAAGTGTTACAGGTAGGCAAGGGTATGCTGTATCGTACAAGCGAGATGTTGACTTACAAATGTTAGACCCTAATGGTGTTGCTGTTGAAAAATGGATACTTCAAGGTACATGGATTACAGATGCTGATTTTGGTTCTTTAAGTTATGATGATGATAATTTAGCAACTATTACTGCAACTCTTAGAATGGATAGGTGTATATTAGTTTATTAAAATTTACATAAAAAAATACTATTATTTAAAAATACTGTTATATTTGCATATAATAGTATTTTTTTTGCTTATGGATTTCAAATTTTTCTTAGAAAATAATAAAAGTGGTTATAAAACTAAAACTAGTTGGTTAATTAAAAATAATAATGAACTATATAATTCAATTATTAATTTTAATAAATCAAATGATTTAGGTGATATACCATTCAAACAAATGTTATATAACTATTTTCATAATATAACAAAAAAACCTAAATGTATTAACTGTGATAAAGAAGTATCATTCAAAGGAAATTTAAATAAAGGTTATTCAGAATTTTGTTCTTTAAAGTGTTTCAACTCTAACAAGAAAGAAATGATTGAAAGACAGAAAAAAGTATTTAATGATAAATACGGAGTAGATTTTTATGTTCAAACAGATAATTTTTACGAAAAAGTAAAAAAAATAAAAGAAAATAAATATGGGGATGTTAATTATAATAACATTAATAAATCTAAAGAAACTAAAAAAGAAAGATACGGTAATGAAAATTATAATAACATTGAAAAGATTAAAGAAACTAATTTAAATAAGTATAATGTTGAGTATTACCCTCAGTCAGAAGATTATAAAATAAAAAAATTCAACAAGTTTAAAGAAAAATATCCTTATTTAAATATAATTAAAAATAGAGGTTTTATAATTGAGTGTAAATGTGAAGATTGTAATAAAACATTTGAAACAAACAGACAATTAATATACGAAAGAGATAAAAAGAAAACTAATCAATGTACGATATGTAATAACTTATATCAAGGAGGTTCATCTAATACAGAAACTATATTAAAAAATAAATTGAACAATAATAATATTGATTTCATTTCTAACTTTAGATTGAATAATAAAGAAATTGATATATTAATCGGAAAATTAGGCATTGAGGTTAATGGTTTATACTGGCACTCAAATAAATTTTTAGATAATAATTATCATTTAGAAAAAACAAATTTTTTTAAAAATAATGGTTATAATATTATCCATTTTTTTGAAGATGAAATAAATAATAAATTAGATATTGTATCATCCATAATTAAAAATAAATTAAATAAAACTGAAAATATTATATATGGTAGAAAATGTGAAATAAAAGAAGTTTCGCATAAAGAAACTAAATTGTTTTTAGATTCAAATCATATACAAGGTTCTTGTGGGTTTTCTAAGTCNATAGGTCTTTACTATAGTAATGAATTGGTTTCTGTTATGACATTTTCTAAAGGAAGAAAATCTATAGGTGCAAAAAAAGATGAATGGGAATTATCTAGGTTTTGCAATAAAATAAACTATTCTGTCATTGGCGGTGCTTCAAAGTTATTTAAACATTTTTTAAAATATAATGATGGAAACATAATGACATTTTCAGATAATAGGTTATATGGAGGTGATTTATATTACAAATTAGGTTTCAATAAAGTAAAAGAAGTACCTCCAGGCTATTTTTACGTTAAAAATGAACAAAGATACCATAGATATAGATTTAGGAAGTCAGAACTCATTAAAATGGGTTATGACCCAAATAAAACTGAAAAGCAAATCATGCAAGAATTAAATTATCTAAAAATATATGATTGCGGTAACACTAAATTTATATATAAAAATTGATTTATTAAATATTATTCTAATCTATATTTATTTATAAAGAATAATATGGATAATTATACAGCAAAAAAAGCTTCTGAAGAAAATTTTAATTTAGAACATGATGTTGTTAAACTACCTTCTGAAGGTAAGTTTTATGCAAATAAAAAATCTTCTGTTAAGTGTGGTTATTTAACAGCTCAAGATGAGGATTTATTAGCTTCTGGAGCACCAGATGTTTTAAACACATTACTTAGGAATAAAGTATATGAAAGTGATATTAGAATTGAGGATTTGTTGGAATGTGATAGGATAGCGTTATTAGTTTTTCTAAGGACTACAGCATTTGGTCCAAATTTAGATGTCAGTATAACTTATAAACCAACTAAAGGACCTGATGTAGGTAAAACAGTTGAGTTTGATTATAGTTATGATTTAACGCATATTAAAACCAAAGAACCTGAATTAATTCCTGATGAAAATAATTTATTTAATATTAAATTACCAGTTTCAGGTTATGAGGTAAAATGTAAAATATTAACCATTGGTGAAATAGATGAGTTTGAAGCTTATTTGGAAGAATTTAAAAATACAGTAAAACCTGTGGTTACAGGTAGATTATCTAGACAAGTAGTTAGTATTAACGGAAATAGTGATAATATTTACGATAATATTAGAAAATTAAAAATGGGGGATTCTAAATTTCTTAGAGCACAGTTAAAGAAATGTGAACCTACTTTAGACTTAGAAAGACAAATTAAAACCCCTTCTGGAGAAATAATTACAAGAAAAATACCTCTTCTAGGTACGGAGTTTTTTCGTCCCTTCTTCTAAACACAGAGAGATTTTATTAGATGAAATCTTTTACTTAGTCAAAGTTGGTAATTTTGATTACGGAAGTGTTAGAAGTATGGCTACCTATAAAAGAAAATATTTTATTAAGAAATTAAGTAACATGTATAAAAAAGAAACCTCAGATTAATATCTTGAGGTTTCTGTTATTTTTATTAATAACTATATTTATAATTAAAATACCTAATGAGTAGTAACCCTAAAAAAAAGATTTCTGAAATTGGAGCATCCGCAATTGAAAGCGAAGCTTCAGTAAAAAAATTGTTTGGTACAATAAGCGATTCTTTTAAGAAAAACTTATCTGTAACTGGTTTTATTGATGCTAGAGTTAAATTAGAAGATGAATCTGCTAAATTAGCTAGAGAGGTTATGGGTCAAGGTAGAATGGTCATAACTGAATTAGAAAAAAATCTAGCTAGAGCCTCGGCTAGAACTGCTAAATTTAACATAGGGTTAGAAGATAATGTTAAGTTGATAGGTGACATGAACACCGCATTCCAAAGAAATATTTTTTTAACTGAAGAACAGATTGAAAGAATGCAATTATTGGCAATGAATGCAGGCTTAACCTCTAATGAAATAGCTTCAATGGTAACACTATTTGATAATATTGGAGTTAATACTGAAAAAGCTATAAGTAACATTGCTGAAATGGAATCTGAAGCTAGAAAATATGGTTTAAATGTTTCACAATTTATGGGTGAAATGGAAAAAAACTTAAAAGAATTAAATAAATTTAACTTTAGAAATGGTATTGAGGGGTTTACTAGAATGTTAAGTGTCGCACAGTCATTAAGAATGGATGTTCAAAGAACTTTTAGTTTGGCTGAAAATTTATTAGACCCTGAAAATGCAATAGAAATGGCGGCAGGATTCCAAATGTTAGGAGGTGAAATAGGTGCATTAGGAGACCCTTTTTCATTATTGCATATGGCTCAGAATGATGCCGAAGGACTGCAAAACGCTATAATAGATATGGCTAAAAGTAGTGCAATGTTTAATGAACAAACTGGTGAATTTGAGATTGCTACCACAGAAGTATACAAACTTAGAGAAGCGGCTAAATTAACAGGTCAAAGTTGGGAAGAATTATCTAATACTGCAATATTGTCTGCAAGTAAAATGATGAAAATGGACATGCTAGACGGTTTATTAGATGACAGTTTTAGTGATGAAGATAAAGAATTAATTGCTAATTTATCTCAAATAGAAGGTGGTCGTGTAATGCTTAATATGGGTGACGGCAAAATAGATGTTGGTGAACTAGAAAGTAAAGATATAGACAAACTAAGACAATTCCAAGAGGAAGCGTCAAAAAGTGAAAGAGATATAGCTATAGGACAGTTAACTACTTTACAATCTATAGAAGGTATAGTTAAAGGTTTAGATTCTGTAGGATTTAATGTTGCTTTATCTAGCGATTTAGCAAATGATATGTCTGAAATATTAAAGAAAGGTGCATTATCATTTAATGAGACAATAACTAATATGGATGAAGAAAGTTCAATATTAGGCATCGTAAATAAATTAGATGAAATAGGTAAAAATGTATTATCAGGAGAAGTTGATGCTGATGACGTAAATTTAGTTAGACAAGAATTAATTGATGATTTCTTAAAATTAACTAAAGATACGATATCAACAACAAGTGATAACTTTAAAGAATCTATAAATGAGGGTAATATGTTTGTTGGTTCGGCTAATAAAATGGTGGAATTTTTCAGTGAAGCTATGGAAGAGGGTACTTTTAATTTAAAAAGTGCATTAGATAGTACTAAAGAATCTATAAATAATATAATAAAATCTTCTAAGGGAGAAAGTCAAAAAGTAAGCCCTAGTGCTAAAGACGAAGCAGAAATTAGGGAACAATTTAAAGGTGTATCAGTAAATAATAGTTCAGGTGAAATAGAATTAAAAAGTGGTACTCAAAAAGTACAAGTAGAAATAATGAACCCTAACGGTAATAAAAGTTTAGCCAGTACTGATATAACAGAAGAGGTTGTTAAATTATTGAAAAGTGAAAAAGGTTCTCAAATTATAAAAAATATTTTTAATAACTCTAAAGGAGATTATCGTGATACTAAAACAGTATAAATAATGAGTAATATAAACACAGATAGTATAACAAATATAAGAAATTCATTAATGAATTTAAATTTACCACCATATAATGAAAATTTTGGTTATAGTGGTGAAATACCTAACACCTCAATATCATTACCAATATATGAAGTAACGCAAAATTCTTCAATAACACCTAATATATATAATATATATGTACCTACAAATGGTTATGAAGAGGTTAACATTAATACATTAAATAATGTACTTAGTACTAATGAACCTTATTTTAAATTCATTAGTTCTTCTTATTCACCGTTTAGAATATTAGTAGACCAAGACCCTATGGGTTCTAACGGTAATTTAAGTGAAGATTCTAATTTAGCTAAAATTAATGCTGAAAGTTTAAGAAGAGAATTTCAATTCAGAATCACTCAAGAAACTAAAAAACAAACGATATATAGAAACAACCTTTTAGATTCAAATAATGATATATTTGATTTAATGGCGATTTCTACAGGAAATAGAGCAATAATAGAAAGAGATTGGAGGATATCAGTTCCGAATAATTTAATTGATAGAAATATAGATTTTAAAAGTAGGTTAAGTGGTTTATACGCACCTTATTCTTTTATACCTGGTGATTATTTTGGTAAAGGCAGAAAGGTTTCACTTATAAATACCGCAGTGAATGCAGTTACAGGGTTATTTGATAGAAGAGGTATTTTGAGGTTACCACCTACTAAATCTATGATGGAAATATTCTTAGAAAATACTGGTGACGGTAATAAAGATATGTTATTTAGAACTCTATCATTTAACGAATATAGACCTGATTATAGAACTAATCTATTAACTTTTTTAAATCCATTTTTAAATCCACCTAAAGGTAATTTTTATATTGGAGATAGAGAAACTACAGTTGATAGTTTAAGTATGAATACCGAACAATTACCTATAAATAAATTTGGTGAATTTGTAGAAATAAGACCTTCAGGGGATTATGTAATTTCTGAAGAATATGAAAATTTGGATAGTAAATTTGCTTTATCATCAGATTCTTATTATGCGACAGGTAATTTGTTAGATGGTTTCACTTGGGTAGGTTCTTTAACTAGAGAAAATGCTGGATTTTTACAAGGTTCTGGGGGTGTTAATATTATCAATAATGGTAAATTAAGATTAGTAAGTTTTGAAAAGACGGAATCAGATATTAAGCCTTTTAGATTAGGCAGTGTTATGGATATGACTCAAAGGATAATCGAGTCTTCAGAAATGTTAAATGGTTCTAGCAGACTTAAACATGCGGGCCATGCTATAAATCAGGTAAGTAAAGTATTCAATGATGGTTTAAGAGAAATTACTAAAGGTTCTAAAGTTAAAAGTTATTTAGATGAAAACGGTAGAATAGTAGGTAAAGAATATTGTAGAGTTTGGACTAAAGATAATCCTTTTATGTTGGCCAGTGATTTACAAAAATACGATGGTATTACAGAAAAAAATAGAAGATTTAATGGTTCAGTATTAGATAGTACAACTAATTTAAATATTGTACCTAATAGAGGGGAAGATTCTACTAACATAAAAGAGGGTAAAGTCAAAAAGTATATGTTTTCTTTAGAAAACCTAGCTTGGAAAAATTCTTCTAGAAAAGGTAGAACTTATAATGAATTACCTGCACATGAGAAAGGACCTAACGGAGGAAGAATTATGTGGTTTCCACCATATGATATACAAATATCAGAACAAAATTCAGGTAATTGGAATTCAAATGTATTCTTAGGTAGACCCGAACCCGTATATACGTACAATAATACCGAGAGAATGGGTAATTTATCTTTTAAGATTGTTGTTGACCACCCTTCAATATTAAATGCAATAGTAGATAAAGAATTAAATAGTGAAAATAGTCAAAGAGTTAATGAAATAGTGGATTCTTTTTTAGCAGGTTGTAGAAAATACGATATATATGAATTAGCTACTAGATTCCCTCAATTTTCATATTCAGACATATACGAAATAATAGAGAAAACTGAAAATATTGAATTATTAGAAGAAGTTATAAGAGAAGTTCCTAAAGAAAGAGATATTGTAGATATTGAAAATAAATATACTCCAGTAATAACTGAAGATGATTATGATATTGATTTTTTATTTGCTAATGACAGCCCAACCCCTAAAAATATAAATATAACAACATCTAATATTGACTACAATCAAGCTTTAGCGTCATTATTGAACACTGAGACTACGGTAGAACAAGTTGGTGGTATAGCTTCTAAAAATTTTTTAATAGAAGCTACTAAAGATATTACTGATAAGACAAGTAATTTAATTAATAAAATAGTGGATGCTTTTGATTCTGGGGTAAAAAAGATAATAATAACCATAGAGGGTACTGCTTCATCACCTTCAAGTGTTAATTATAATAAATCGTTATCTAAAAGAAGAATAGATTCGGTAAAACAAAAAATATTAAATAATAGTAATATAATTAAATATTCTGACAGAATTGAATGGGTAGAAAAAGCTTTTGGGGAGGAGGCTACTGTCAATATATTAGGCACAACTTTAGATTGTTCTGAAGATTTAGATGGGAATGACAAATATTACTCAATATCAGCAATAGGTTGTAGAAGAGTTAAAATTACAAATATTGAAGAAATTGAACCAGAAATTGAGGATAATGAAAATGAAGAAGAGGTTGAGTATGTAGAAGAGAGTGTAGTTAAAACTAAAATAGTTGAAAGAAACACTGAATCGCTTGAATTAAGGGAAAATATAGCTAAAATAGTGGTTAAAAAATTATTAACTGAGGGTGATTATTTTAATATTTTAAAAGAAGAAGACCCTGTAATATATGATGGAATAAAAGAAAAGTTTAAATATTTTCACCCTGCATTTCATTCCACAACTCCTGAAGGTTTAAATAGTAGATTAACTTTTTTACAACAATGTCTTAGACCTGGTGATACAATACCAGTTTTAGATAAAAATGGTAATGTTAGAAAAGATGATACGGTTAATACCGCTTTTGGTACACCACCTATTTGTGTGCTTAGAATTGGTGATTTTTACCATAGTAAAATAGCAATTAATAGTATGGCTATTAATTATGAACCGTTAGTTTATGATATGAATCCTGAAGGTATAGGTATGCAACCTATGATTGCTAACGTATCAATATCTTTCTATTTTATAGGAGGTCAGGCTTTAAATAACCCTGTTGAAAGATTGCAAAATGCCTTATCATTTAACTTTTTTGCTAATACTGAGGTTTATGATGATAGGAGCGTGGAAACTGAAGACCTAACGGAGCTAAATGAAGAGGTTTTAGAAAGAATAAATGATAATACACCTTTTAATACTAAAAACTCCGTAAATGACCCTGATAATGATTTTGGGGCAACAATAGGTACTACATTATCATCTAGTATTACAGAATTAAATGGAGAAGAAACTATAGAAGGACAATTTTCATATAAAACAATAATGGAAGAATATGTTTCGTTAGTAAATGAATATAACGACACCATATTAGATAATTTAAATTATATAAATGATAATTACTTAATAGGTGGTTTAACTTTATTATTGACAGACAGAGATTATATAAATGGTTCTACAATAGGATATTTTAATAATACTAATGATAAAGAAATTAAAATATTAGGTAAACCTAAAAAAATAAAAGATAAGATAACTCTATTATATGATACATGCGTAGGTTATGTTGAGGATGAGACATCGCCCTTATTAGAGGATTATAAAGACTTCAATTTCAAAAGAAGAGATAGAAAAAAATACGTTAGAAACATATTAAATTTATTTCAAATAATTTACGAAGATTATAATTTTAGATTTAATAATTTCATTTTTTCAACTAAAACAGTACAAGAAAAATTAATTTCTAAAATAGAAAAGATAGATTTTATACTTAATGATTCGGATGCTTATAGTTTAAAAACTGGTAAAATAGTAACTTTTGAAATAACACCTACAAATGAGGTAAATTCTAACGCTACAGACACTAAGGAAGAGTTATTGGATGATATAGAACAGATTAGTGATGATTTAAACAACTTATATAGTAATTTAGAGAATTTAAATATAATACCAAATTATAATAATAAGTTTAACAATAATTTTAATTACAACACTTTTACAAATAATACCCCACAATCAGTTAGTTTAGTAACATTAATAGGTGGGTATTTTAAAAATACTGATACTACTATCATATTAGATATTTTATCAGAAGGTTTGGAAGGTGATTTCATTGACTATATAGAAAATAAAGTTATTTTATTAAAAGAAGAGTATAGTAATTCATATAATAGTAGTTCACAATTATTGAATTCTATAGATGACACATTATCTAATTATTCACCTTTTAATGATAAAGAAAGAGTTTTTGATTATATAAAATTAATAGATAATGACCCAATAATAGAAGGTTACTTTAGTAGGTTATCTAGTTCAAGTAATACTAATAATAATTTAAATAAATTCAACGGAAAAAGAATATTGTAATGGCTGAATATTGGAATAGATACGAAGATTTTTTAATTAACGGAAGACAAACTACAGTACCTTTCGTAAAAATACCTGAAAAATCTACAGATGAAAGATACGTGTACGAAAAAAATAAAAGTAGAATGGATAAAATTAGTGAACAATTTTATAATAGTCCTTTTTTTGGTTGGCTTATAATGGCTGCAAATCCTAGGTATGGTGGTATAGAAAATGATATACCAGACAATACTTTATTGAGAATACCGTTTCCTTTAAACAGTTCATTACAAGATTATAATAATGCGTTAGAAGAACATTTTTTAAGATATGGCAGATAGATTATCTAAACCTAAAATATTCGTTGAAACGGATTATGAAAATATATATGTTGCCGACCCTAATAAAGTAGTCGATAGTAACGGAAACATCCAAGACAGACTTATTAACCCAGAAGAGTTAGTAATGTATGCGGATTTATCTGCAAGAATAATACCTAGAACTAAACTTAGTATTGGTAGTAATTTTGATGAAATAAGAAATTTAAGAATTGCAACATTACAAGATGATAAAGATTTTAAGTTCTCTATGTTAAACGCTAAGAACAAAAAATTTTTAGACACTAGCTGGACTAGTCATTTTTCGGGTGATTTGAATAATACTATTATAGACGAAGACGGTACTAGAAAAACAAATAATGATGAAGATACCCAACTTATGGGTATTCAAAATATAACTATAGATATAAATCCTGCATTTGTACCTACAGTAGATATAACTCTTGTAGACATACAAGGTAGGGCTTTATTTGAGCAAGGTGAAAATAGTCCATATAGTGCTTTCATGCAATTACCGTACCCTTTATTTGATTTAAAAGTTAAAGGATATTTAGGTAAAGCTATTAATTATGAGTTAATGCTTAGTCAATTTAATTCTAGATATGACCCACAAACAGGTAATTATATAATTACATTAAAATTTTACGCCAGAACATATGCGTTATTATCTGATATAACCCTAAGTAACATGGAAACTGTGGATAATATGTATTTAAAGAATACGACTATTTCAGGTTCAGACATTAATATAACCAATAATGAAACTTTAGGTTATCAAAAGATAAAAGAAGTATATAGTACTTACAAGTCTAAAGGTTTAATAGATGAGGATTTTCCTGAAATAACTATAAGTGAAATGATGTATAAATTAGAAATGTTTGATAAATACATTATGGAAACATATGGTGAAGAAGATTTAAGAGTATTGAACGATATTAGAGTTTATGATAATATAATAAAAGCGTACAGAGATTCGATATATGGTAATAATCCTAATAGTTTTAGAAGAAAATACATATCTAACACTAAAAAATACACTAAAAATGATTATGACACACCTATTTTAAATAGATTTAAAAAAGAATTATCTTTACAAGATAAAGAAGATGCTTTAAACGAATTAAGAGCTAAAATTGAGGAATTTAATAATAAACTATTAAATAATTCTACATTTGGTGAAAATGGTTCTTATACTGTAGATGGTAAAGAATTTAAAATATCCATACCTACAAACATAAAATTAAACGATTTTATAGTTGAATTGAACAACTTCAATAGTATTGATTATGAAAGAAGTTTTATTCTATCTAATAACGTTGCACCTATAGATAACCAACTTCAAGATTTTACTTTAAATTCTAAAACTGAATTTGAATTATCTAACAAAATATTCAATGCCCAAGATTTATCATCATCTAAAAATGAATTTAATGACTTCATAGTTTTTGGTGATTCTGTAAACGGAGTTCTTTCTCAAGATACTTTTTTAAATAAATTAAACAAAATACAAGAACAGTTAAATATATACAAGACAGAGATAGAAGATAAATTAACGGAATCTCTAAATAGAAAAGTAAAATCTAAAGAAACAGGGTTAGGTTTTAATCCAACTATTAGAAATGTTATGGCTGTATTATCGGCAGGTGCTGACGCATATTTAAGATTATTAGATGATGTACATACCAAAGCTTGGGATAAAAGAAACAATCCTATAAGAACAAATAGTATAGTTTCAGATGATAAAAGTGATGGGGTTGATTATAAAAATATTGTTAATAGTGATGATAATATAAAAATAGTATATCCTTTCCCTGAATATTATGAGGAAGAAATCGATTCTGACGGAAACAAACAAATGAATTTGAAATATATTGGAGATAGTAGATTTTTAAACAAGACTCAAGGATATAGATTTGATATTTGGCCAGAAGTGGAATTTGTGGAAGAATATATAAAATCTAAACTAACTAGAGAAATTAAAACTAGTAATATTTCATATAACAATGAATCTAATAATAGTAATTATATTTTTAGTAATGTTTTTGAATTTCCTTTTAACAATCCACCCTTTACTAACTTAGGGGTTGTCGATTTTATGTACGAAATATTTGAAAGAACTAAAATGTTATCAGAATATAGCGGAATAGAACCAGAAATTATTAACAGGGTTTTATCTGATTTTGAAGTCGGAAATATAAAAAATTCAGCAATAAATTCTAACGATTTATTAAAAATATTAAATAACTATTCTTTTGATTATAATTCATTCATATCTTTTTTAAGGAGTATGTCTAATGATGGTATTGGTTTTAAATGGTTAAATTTACAACAAGATAAATACAACACTAATTATTTAAACGGAAATCAATATTCTATTTTAGACATGGTTAATGTAAGTTCTAATAGCGTTAGTATAAGTAGAGATGAAAATATTGAAAATTTAAATTCGTATTTAAACTCAAATAGAATAAATAAAATACCTAAAATGTTATCATATCCTATAAATAATTTAGATTATTTAAGGAATAATAACAATAACGATAAAAATAAAACCAATATAAATAACGTTTTTAAAGTTAATAACACTTATAATTTTTCTAAAAGTAAAAAAGTAATAACTAATTATGATGAGACGTTAGACGACAATAACTTATATATTACAAATATAGATTGGATAGACAATGAAGTTGAAAATATAAATGAAGAAATTAATTTAAATAATTTATTAGATAGGGACTTATTATTAACCGAAGGTATATTAAATTATTCCGACTATCAAGGAAGTGTTTCAGAAATACAACCAACATCAATGCTTAACACACCTATGTTTATTAATTCCATATTAGAAGGTGTTGATAATGAAATTTCTGAAGAAATAAACCCTTTTAAATCGCTTTCTTTTTTATATTTAAATTCTTTACCATTACCTAATTTATTGGATAATTTAAAAGATATTAATAACGGTAATTTAATTGATAAGGATAATATATATGCCTCATTAAGAAAACTTAGTGCAATACACAAAGTACCCGAAAAATGGTTATTAAAAATAGGTTCAATATACCATAGATATAAAAATTACCATAAAAACGATATTGATATAATTGATGATATATGGTTAGATTTAGATTATAAATCATTATATTCACCAGATGAAAATATAGATAGAAGTTACGATATTTATGTTGATGGTAACATTAGAAATATATCTTTAAACACCACTAATATCGATAATAGTCACATATTAAATTTAGGTATTTATCCTAAATTAATGAATTATACACATAAATTAATATATGATAGTTTTATAAATGATGATTATAATGAAGATTCGTTTTTAAATCAAGATATAGTAGCTATAGAAGATAGAACTAATTATAATGGATTTAACACTATAAAAGGGTATGCAGTAATAATTAATAAAGGTGATGAAACATTATTAATACCTTCATTATCTATAGGTAATAGTGTAAATATATCTAGTAAGGAAACTAATTTAGATTCTGAGGATATACTTGACGATGACGCATTTTTCAATGGCACAAGTAGAGTTTTCTGGAAAGCTTCTAATTATGGATATTTTAACACTAAAAAAATAACTAAACCAAAATATAATGAATACTTTAAAGACCATTCATACAACAATAAACAATCTTTTGATTTAAAAGACGGATATACAAATATACAAGATATATTCGCTGTTTTTGATGTTGAGATATTGGATTCATTAGAGGAAGAATATTTAAAATATTCAAATAGAAACGGTGGTATTATTGAGGATTTGAAAAACATATTTACAGTAGATAGGTTATCTAATGATAATGATTTAGATAGTTTACATGCCAAACAAATGAATAGTATTAATAGACACGGTAAAGAGATATTTTTTAATAGTAATAAATTATTGAAAATATCCAATGTTAATAATTACGACCCATTTGCATTTAAAATATTTACAGGGGAAACTAATTTTATAGACATAAGAGACGGTTTCGATGAAGTTCCTTTACCAGAGAACAATTCTTTTAGTTTTTTAAAAAATATTCATAATGAAGAATATATTGCACTTTTAACACATGTAGGCGAATACGATAGAGAAGATTTAGATTATAATGACCCAAATAGTAAAATATATAATTTCTTCAGAAATTATAATATAACATTTTCTAAAAGGAATATAGAATTATTATCTAAAATAATAAAATTATACATATCTAAAGACGAAAATATTGATGATAATGAATTTATTGATAATATAAACTCTATAATCGTAGAAAAAGAAAATAAACATGAAAATATACTTAACGGAGTATTTAACACCCTTAATGGCAAACTACCTAACATAGAAGAAAATAGTTCAGAAACCTTTAGAAGTAGGTTAGATGGTAATATAAATAAACTCGAATTATACCAGTCATTTAAAAAGATGAATGACAAATGGATATCAGGTCAAGATTTTAAAGAAAAAACAATATTTGAAGATTTTTTATTTATTGATAGAGCATCTAGAGATGTTGGAGACAAAATAATTGTGGATATTAATAAGTTAAGAGGATATATAAACTCATCTAACCAAAACGCTACAATGTATAGTATAGTAGGTATGATTTTAAGAGATAATGGTTTTAGTTTTATGCCAACACCTTCATATACAAATTTTTATGGTAGAAATGAAAGGGTTCGAGAAGGTGAACCTTTGCCTATGGATATTGCAAATGATTTATTTGGTACACATACGATAGTAGATACAAATGAAACTAGACCTAGAATGGTTTGTTTTTATGTTGGTAAAGTTTCGGAATTTGTAAATCAGAAAAAAAATAATAATTATGGGTTTAATGACGATTCTTTTTATTTATCTAAAACCGAAAAGAATACTAATGTTGAAAATCAAACCAATAAAACTAATTGGAGTAGTACTAATAAATGTGTAGGATTTTCAGCTAATTTCGGTAAACCTAACCAAGGAGTATTCAAATCTTTGGAAATCGACATGAAACAACATAAAAACACAGCGGCAACTTTTCAAGTGCTAGAAGATATGGGTAATATTAGAAGTAATCAGCAAGTACATCAACAAACAATGTCATTATATAATTATTATAAATCTATGTCATATACTTCTAAAATAAATTCTTTAGGAAATGTAATGATACAACCTACAATGTATTATGATTTGAGAAATACTCCAATTTATAATGGAACATATATGATATTAAGTGTTAATCATACTATAGCTCCAGGTGTTTTTGATACTAGTTTTGAAGGTGTTAGAATACCTGCATATACTATGGAATTCCCTGATAAATTAGTTTCTAGTATTAATAAACAACTACTAGTTAGCTATGATAAACGTTTAAATATTAATAATTAGAGTTTTTTTAATAAAACTGTATATTTATAATTAAAAGAAATTATTATGAGAGAAGCATTAAATGAATTCTTAGGAGATAATGTTAAAGTAAATATTATTGATGAAAACACAAAAGAAGTGTGTGATTTAGATACTGGAAAATGTAAAATAATTTCAGTAAAAGACGGATTAATTGAAAGACATGACTTAGTTGATAACAAATTTAAAGTTAAAACTAATGACGGTAAAATAAAGAACTTAATAAAAGGTTAATAATATGGAATATAAATTCGAAAGAAAAGAATTATTATCTGAATTAGACGGTCAAACAATAAAATCTTTTAACTACAATGGAAAAGTAGATATAAGAGAAAATAAAGTTTACTATAGAGGCGATGTCATAGATATTTTAGACAATGATAAAAAAGTAGAAGATTTATATAATGACTACATTTATCAAAATAATATAAAAAATGATAAATCTAAAAAAGAACTTGAAAATACTTTGTTTGAGGAGGCTCAGAGATTTGAAAATATAAATAGGTATATAAAAGAACAAGAGGATGATGCAGATGATTTAGATGATTTAGATGATGTTGAAATTGATGATGAAGATTTAGACGATGATTTTGGTGATGACTTTTTAGAAGATTCTGATGATGATGATGATTCTGAAGAAGATGATGCTGATTTCGAAGAAATTCCAGAGCCTATTGATGTAGATAGCGACGAAGAAGTTAGTGATATAGATAAAGAAAGTTCAGAACCTGAAATATCTGATGATGGTTCAGTAGAATTAGACATTACTGATTTAGTTAAATCGCAAAAAAATATAGAAGATAAACAAAACAAACTAAAAGATGAACTAGATAATAAATTAAATAGTTTGAATGATAAGATATCTTCTATGGACAAAATATTTGATAAATTAGATAGTATATCTAATAGAATGGAAAAATACAGAGAAAAAACTCCTGAAGAAAAATTAAATTTAAGAACTTTAGATTCTTTTCCGTTCAATCAAAAGCTTAGTGATTTTTTTGAAGATAAAAAAGTTGAAATGGAAAAATCAGGTAAAAATGAATATGTTTTAACCGATGATGATATAGAAGCTTTTAATACTAAAGATATTAGAGACAGTTTCGATACTGTTTTTGACGACTAATTTGTGATATATAAATTTTTAAATTTAATAACCTAAACTATTTTAGGTTATTTTTTTTTTATAAAATTTTTAACTAAAAATTTTGTTAAAGAGTTTTTTTGACTTATATTTGCAGACAAGAAATATTAATAACTAAAAATAATAAATTATGTCAGTATTAGACTCAATTTTGAAACAGCACGAAAAAGCTGCTAAAAAATCAAACAACAAGAACATGTCCGACGAGGAAAGGTTGAAACAGTATTTCACAACTTATCTTAAGAAAAGCCAAAAAGAAGGACAAAAAAGAGTTAGGATTTTACCTACAAGTGATGGGAGTTCACCATTTAAAGAAGTTTATTTCCATAATATCCAAGTAGATGGTAATTGGGTTAAATTATATGACCCAGGAAAAAATGATAATGAAAAATCTCCACTTAATGATGTTCATGATAGGTTAATGTCAACAGGTAATGAAGAGGATAGAAAAATAGCATACCCTTATAAATCTAGGAAATTTTATATTGTAAAGGTAATCGACAGAGATGCTGAAGAGGATGGTGTTAAATTTTGGAGATTTAAAGATAACTATAAAAACGAAGGTGCTTTCGATAAAATAGTTTCTTTAATGAAATTAAGAGGTGATGTTACAGACCCAGAGGAGGGTAGAGATTTACTAATTCAACTAGGTAAAACAACATCTAATAACGGTGTAGAATATACGCAAATTCAAGCTATTATACCTGAAGATAAATCTAAACTACATGAAGATGAAACAATTGCTAAAGAATGGTTAGAAGATGGTAAAACCTGGGAAGATGTTTATTCTAAAAAACCTTTAGAATATTTAGAAATTGTTGCTCAAGGAGATACTCCTATGTGGGACAAAGAAAAAGAAAAATTTGTTAGTTCACATGATGACGTCAATTCAGAAACTACGATAGGCGGTAGTAAAAAAGAAGAAGACCCTCAAACTAATGAAGAAGAGGATGATGATTTACCTTTCTAAAAAAAATATTAATAAGGGGGTGTTTAACCCCTTTTTTTAACAAAAAAATAAAATATGGCAATAAAGAAAAAAAGTTTTTCAGATATAAAAGATAAATACTCTAAAAAAGCTATCTATAAGAAACAAGAATTTTATAATATAGGTGAAGCTTTTTTAGATGCAGTAGGTATATCAGGACCTGCTATGGGACAAATCAATATGTTTATAGGACACTCAGACACTGGTAAGACAACGGCTTTAATTAAAACAGCGGTAGATGCTCAAAAAAGAGGTGAGTTACCTGTGATAATATTAACAGAACAGAAATGGTCTTTTGAATATGCTAAATTATTAGGATTTGAATGTGAACAGGTAGTTGATGAGGAAACTGGTGAGATTACTTGGGACGGTAATTTTTTAATGAATAATGACTTCGATTATATAGAACAAGTTACTGACTACATTAATGAACTTTTAGATGCTCAAAAAAGCGGTGATTTACCCTATAATCTTCTATTCATATGGGATTCGGTAGGTTCTATACCTTGTAAATTAACATTTGATGGTAAAGGAGGTAAACAACATACAGCAGGAGTTTTAGCCGACAAAATAGGTATGGGTTTAAACCAAAGAATTACAAAATCTAGAAAGGCTAGTTCTGAATTCACAAATAGTATGGTCGTAGTTAACCAGCCTTGGGTTGAATTACCTGACAATCCATTCGGACAACCTAAAATAAAACCAAAAGGAGGTGAGGCAATATACTTAAATTCAGGAGCAGTATTTTTATTTGGCAATCAAAAAAATGCAGGTACTTCTCAAATTTCAGCTACCAAAGACAGTAGAAAAGTTAAGTTTGGTATGAGAACAAAAGTAAGTTTACTTAAAAACCATTTACAAGGTTTATCGTATCAAGATGGTAAAATTATTATAACCCCTCATGGATTCTTAAAAGGTAAAAACACTAATGAAGAAAAGAAAAGTATTACAGAATACAAAGAAAAATATGCTGATTATTGGAAGCAAATGTTAGGAACAGAAGGTGATTTTAAATTAGAATATGAGTAATATTAAAACTTTAGTTGTAGACGGAAATAACTTAATTAAAATTGGGTTTCACGGACTAAAAAACTACTATCACAAAAAAGAACATATTGGTGCTATGTTTCACTTTATGAACACACTGAGAAGAATGATAGATAATAATAACTATGATAAGGTGGTAGTTTTTTGGGATGGTGAAGATAATAGGAACCATAGAAAATTATTTTATCCTGAATATAAGGCTAATAGAGAAGAAGGTTCTGAAGATTTTAAAGAAATTTCTATCACTAAACAGAAAAAAAGAGTGATGGAATATTTGGAAGAAGTATATGTTAGACAATTAATTGTTGATGGGCATGAAAGTGACGATTTAATAGCATATTATTGTCAAAAAGCAGTTAATGAAAAAATAACAATATTTAGTGGAGATTCCGATTTATTACAACTTATCAACGAAAGAGTTTCAGTTTACGAACCTAAAAGTAAGTTAACTTATAATCATGGGGATTTTATTAAAATAAAAGATTATTTGTATATACCACATCAAAACATATCTACTTTAAAAATACTTAATGGTGATAGTAGTGATAATATTGAAGGGATATATTATATGGGTTATAAAACTATTAAAAAATTATTCCCTGAAATTACATCAGAAGTTATTAGTTTAGACTATATAATTGACAAAGCAAAACAAATGCACCTAAAAGATAAAAATAATAGAGCTTTACAGAATTTATTATCAGGTAAAACAAAAAGTAAAATTTTAGGTGAAGAATTTTTTGATATTAACAAAAAATTAATAGATTTGTCAGAACCTTTAGTTTCTGAAGATGCTAAAATACTAGTGGAAGAATTAATAATAGAATCTTTAGATAGTGAAGGTAGGTCTAGTAGAAACCTAATGAAAATGATGAACAAAGATGGTATTTTTAAGTTTTTACCTAAAAATAATGATTGGACATATTTTTTTAGTCCTTTTTTAAAACTTAGTAGAAAAGAAAAAAATAGAAAAAATTAAACAAAATGTAAAATGAGAGAGGGTAAAAAAACCAAAATGGAGTTTTTAATCAAATTAAATAATGATATAATAATTCAAAGAATTTTTAATGTAATTGGTTATAATGATGATTCAGTAGAAAGTATAGATTTATACGAAGTATTTAAAGGTATTAGTGATGATATCGAAGAAAAAATGAAAATAAATAGTGTATACTATTTACTTGATAATCAATCATATATAGAATCGGAAGAAAATTATTTAAATACAAATAAAACTGAAGAAAATGAAACATTCCATATTTATTTAAAAGATGTTAAAGGTAATGTTTTAATGGAAAGTGGGTTTGACGGTAAGAAATTTCCACCAGAAATTAGATATAGCCTAGACATAAGACCTAAAGTAAGGGGGTATTTAAGAGATATTACAGTTACTTTGGCTAGTGAAAACGAAGATTTAGAATTTAACTATATAAAAAATAAATAATACATGGATAATAAAAACAATTTCGGTTACTTAGGTAAAGACTTTCAGAAACAATTGATACATAATATCATTGACGATAAAACATTTGCACAATCAATTAGTCAAGTTATTAAACCAAAATATTTTGACAATAAATATTTTTCAACTATAATGCAATTGATTAATGATTATTATAAAAAATATGAAACAACTCCTAATTATAAAACTTTAAAACAATTAGCTAAGTCAGAATTATCCTCTGACTTAGCAATTAAAATGGTTGTCGATACACTTAATTCTATCAGTAAAGTTAATAACGAATCTAGAGATTTTATTCAAGAAAAGTCATTGAATTTCTGTAAGCAACAAGAACTTCAAAAAGCCATGATTAATGCTCAAAGCATGATTGATGAGGGTGATTTTGAAAATTATAATAAGGTATCCGAAATAGTAAATAAGGCTTTAGAGATTGGTAAAATTGAAAAAGGTACTTCAGATGTCTTCAATAATTTAATGGATGTTCTTAGTGACGATTATAGAGAACCCATACCTACTGGTATTAATGGTATAGACAAATTATTAAAAGGTGGTTTGGGTAAAGGAGAGATTGGACTTATATTAGCACCTACAGGTGTTGGTAAAACTTCTATATTATCTAAATTTGCTAATAACGCATTTAATAATGGTTATAATGTTTTACAAATATTTTTTGAAGATAATCCTAAAATTATACAAAGAAAACATTTTACTATGTGGACAGGTATATCACCAGACGATTTATCAAAACATAGAGATGAAGTAATTTCTAAAGTTAATCATATTAAAGAAAGTTCTGAAAATAGGTTAACACTAAAAAAATTACCTTCAGACACTATGAGTATGTCCCAAATAAAAAATGAAATTAGACGTATGATTAATGATGGTCAACATATTGATATGATAGTATTAGACTACATTGATTGTGTTGTTTCTGAAAACGGAGAAGGTAATGATTATAAAAATGAAGGTCCTATAATGAGAAGTTTTGAAGCTATGTGTGGAGAATTGAATGTTGCTGGATGGTCTGCTGTACAGGGAGGTCGAGAAGCTATATCTGCTGATGTGGTTAAACTACACCAAATGGGAGGTTCAATAAAGAAAGCACAAGTAGGTCATGTTATCATATCTATAGCCAAAACTTTAGAACAAAAAGAAGCTGATTTGGCGACTATAGCAATGGTAAAATCTAGAATAGGTAAAGATGGTGTTGTTTTCCAAAACTGTAAATTTAATAACAAATTATTAGAAATCGACGTTGAGGATTCAGATATCATGTCAGATGTTCCAGATAATCAGGATGATAGAGCTAGAGACAGGATTAGGCAATTAATGAGACAATCCGCCACAGAAGATAATTAAAATTAAAATTCCCTAACTAAAATTAAGTTAGGGATTTTTTTTACTATTTTATTGTTTGTACTATATTTATTATTAAAAACTTATGAGTAGGACTTATGGTATAAATTTTCCTTTTAGAGAAAGTAGTGTTGGTAAATACTTTTCTTTATCAGAAAATAAATTAGATGAGATACGTTCTAATTTATTACATTTAATATTGACTAGAAAAGGAAGTAGATTTTTTTTACCTGATTTCGGTACTAGAATATATGAATTCATATTTGAACCTATGGATAGTTTAACATTTTCACAAATAGAATCGGATATTTATGATTCTGTGGAAAAATACATACCTAATTTACAAATAAACGATATTACAATAGAAGAATTTAATGCTGATGAGGACACTATAAACCCTGAAGATTTAACTCAAATTGATGATAGAGTTTTTAGAGTTGCTGATAGAAGTGCTGAACAATATACAGCTAAACTAAAAATAGATTTTACTGTTAACGATTCTACTTTTCAGACTAAAGATTTTATAATAATTAATATTTAATAATATGAGCAATAGAAAAATATCGTACACAGACAGAGATTTCGCATCACTTAGACAAGATTTAATAGATTATACACAACAATATTATCCAGATTTAATAAATAACTTTAATGATGCATCATTATTCTCAGTTTTTTTAGATTTGAATGCAGGTATAGGGGATAATTTACACCATCATATTGACAGGTCTTTACAAGAAACTGTTTTACAATACGCACAACAAAAAAGCTCTATATTTAATATAGCTAGGACTTATGGATTGAAAATACCTGGGGTTAGACCTTCAATATCTTTAGTAGATATATCTATAACAGTTCCAGCTTTTGGAGATGCTGAGGATGATAGATACTTAGGTATATTAAGAGCAGGTTCACAATTTTTGGGTGCTGGGGAAATATTTGAAGTGCCTAATGATGTTAATTTTGGGAGTCAATTTAATAGTCAAGGATTCCCTAACAGAATTAAAATACCTAATTTTGATGCTAATAATAGACTTATAAATTATACCATAACAAAAAGAGAAGTAGTAGTAAATGGAGTTACTAAAATTTTTAAAAGAGTTATTAATACGCCAGATGCTGTACCTTTCTTTGAATTCTTTCTACCTGAAAAAAATGTTGTAAGTATCACTTCTGTAATAGAAAAAGAAGGTGTTAATTATCAATCTCCACCATCATACGACGAATTTTTCAATGAAAATAATAGATGGTATGAGGTTGATGCTTTAGCTGAAGATAGGATTTTTATTGAAGACCCAACAAAGCAAAGCGATAGCCCAGGTATTAAAGTAGGTAGATATATACAAACTGATACTAGGTTTATAAGTGAATATACGCCAGAGGGTTATTGTAAATTAACTTTTGGTGGTAGTAAAACTACACCAGAAGAACAATTAAACTCGTTTACAAATTCAAATATACCGATAAATATATCAGAATTTCAGAATAATATAGGTTTAGGTACAACGGTAAAACCTAACACTACTTTATTTATTAAATATAGAGTAGGTGGTGGTAGAAATAGTAATGTAGGGGTTAATGTTATAAATCAGGTAGGTAACATAAATTTTGCAATATCTGGACCATCTAATTCCATAAATAGAAATGTAATTAACAGTATTTCAGTTAATAATGTTACCGCAGCTATAGGTGGTGGCGATTTACCTACAACTGAAGAAGTTAGACATATGACTACTTTTAATTTTGCGGCACAAAAAAGAGCTGTAACGATAGATGATTATAATTCACTTATCAGGACTATGCCTAGTAGATTTGGCGCACCAGCAAAGGCATCAATAAAAGAGGTGGATAATAAAATAATCATAGAAATACTTTCTATAGATAATAACGGTAAACTTACACAAGAGGTTTCTAACACATTAAAAAACAATATAACCACATATCTATCCAATTATAGAATGATTAACGACTACATATCTATTAGGAGTGCTAAAGTAGTTGACATATCATTTGAAATAGATGTTATATTGGAAACTGATGAGTCTCAATCTGAAACAATATCAAATATAATAAATTCATTAAACAATTATTTAAATCCTCAAAGACAAAATTTAGGACAAAATGTGAATGTTAGTGATATAAATAGATTCATACAAGATATACCTAATATATATTCAGTTTCAGATATAAAAATATTCAACAAAGTAGGGGGTCAATACAGTAGTTCTGAAACGACTAATCCTTATATTGATGAAGAAACTAGAGAAATTAGAATTATAGATGGGACTATATTCGCAGATTCTAATGAAGTATACCAAATTAGATTCCCAAATAAAGATATTAATGTAAGAGTTAAGACGATAAACGATTAATTTACATTTTATTTTAAAATACTAAATTTCCATAAAATAACTATTTATAATAAAAGTTTTTATGGGTAAAAATTATAGGTTCACTACTAAAATTAATAGTGATAAACAGGTAAAATTAAATATAGAACAAGATTTCGACCAATTAGAAATACTATCTCTTAAATTAAGACAAGAAGATTTATATTCTAGATTTTGTGCTGATTACGGTGTTGTGGCAGGTAGAGTAATTGCTAACGGAGGTTTCGGTATTCCTAATGTTAATGTTTCGATATTCGTACCTTTAGATGAATTAGATGAAAATGACCCCATAATATCAACTTTATATCCATATAGCGACTTAACTATAAAAAATGAAGATGGGTATAGGTATAATTTATTACCTTACAAATCTGAATATAAAGGACATGTACCCACAGGTACATTCCCAGACAGAGAAGATGTTTTAAATAGGAGAGAGGTCTTATCAATATACGAAAAATACTATAAATATACTGCAAAAACTAACGAATCTGGTGATTTTATGATTGTCGGAGTTCCTTTAGGTAATCAAAAAATCGTTATGGATTGTGACCTTTCCAATATAGGGGAATTTAGTCTAAGACCTGCTGATTTAATAAGAATGGGTATTGCTGTAGAATCCCAATTTGACGGAGAAAATTTTAAATCTTCTGAAAATCTCGATAGTTTACCTCAAATAATAAACGATGTTAAAGATGTAGATATATCATCTTTTTGGGGACAAGAAGATTTGTGTGATGTAGGTATAACTAGAGTAGATTTTGATTTAAGAGAATTAGGTATTGAAATAGAACCAACTTCAGTTTTTCTAGGTTCAATTTTCTCTACTGAAGATTCTGAATATTTAAGAAGAAATTGTAAAGCTAAATCAGATGCAGGTAACTTATGTCAAATGAGAACAAATCCTGGTAAAATACTAGCATTGAGACAAACAATAGATTTGGACGAAACAGGTTTTCCAATAATAGAAAGATATAATTTAGAAAATGATGGTAATATAATAGATGAAAATGGTGCTTGGGTAACTGAACTACCTATGAATTTAGATTATGTTATAACTAACGAGTTCGGAGAACAAATATTATCTGACGACCCCTCTTTAGGTATTCCTACTAAAGCTAAATATAGATTTAGAATTAAATGGCAGAATGAATCGGATTTACAAGCAGACATTATGCGTGCTGATTATTTAGTGCCTAATATAAAAGAACATGGTTGGTCTTCAGACACTAATTTTACCCCTAATAGAAATTCTTCATACGCTTTTAGTTTAGATTGGAATGAATACGCAGACCCCCAAGCAGCGGTAAATTGTGAAGACACTTTTTACCAATTTTTATATAATAAAGTATATACTATAGCATCACATATTGATAGATTTAAATGGGGGGTTAATAGAGCTAGACATTTAGGTATAAAAGAGATTAATGATAGAAGTTGTAGTTCAGATATTAATAAACCTCCAGTCAACGAAGCTCAAAGAAATTTTGATTTTTTGGCTTTTTTAATGAATATTTTATTATTCATTGCGACACCTTTACTCACCACTATCATACCAGTTTTACATGTATTAGCATTGTTATATCCAATAATTAGGTTTATCATAAATCTACTTTTAAAATTGATAAATGGTGTTATATATACTATATGTAAAGTTGTTAGAAGTATTAGACGTGCAATAGGTAAAAGTAGAAAACCTAGATGTAGTAAGAGTACGATAACTAATTTACCTAAAGAAAATCCTTTTAAAAGAATTAAATTACCTATGTTATCGTATCCGAATTGCGAAACATGTTCTTGCAATGAATCTGAAAACTTAGAACCAGATACTGAAAACGAAACAATAAAAAGTTTTGGTAGAATCGGAATAGAAACAAATACTATATTATTAAACGCATTTGAAACGGAATCTTATATTAATTATGACCCAACATGTAGTCAGTATGATGATGATTCATCATTATTAACTATACAAACATCAGGTTCTGAAATATTCACTTTTGATGATAGTGGGGATGAAAATGTAGAATTTGGTGATTTTTTAAAAATAAGTGCTAGAAGCCCTATTTTTATATATGATGAAAATTATGAAAATATTGATATTTACACACATAATAGACCTACACTACCCCAATTATTAAACCAAATAAACCAACGAAGTAGATATTTTTATAATTTATCACCACAACCTCAAAATATTATAAAAACTACAGTTAAAAATGATGTTTTAGGTACTAGTAATTCGGATAGTTTTACTGACTTACCTTTAATACTTATAGTTGACAAAGATTTATTTTCTGAAACTGAAAGAGGTGATATATTAAG